TTCCGCGAGGGTCGGCTCCTGCCGCCCGAGATCGTGGTGGTCGATGGAGGGGAGGCGTGGTTCCGGGGAGAAGCGGTCTAGCGCTTTCTCGGGTCCACGCCGGCCAGCATCGAGGCGTACCAGAGCATCTTCTTGGCGTCCTGCTCCACGGAATCCTTCAGCCCGAGCCGCCAGTTGTACTTCGCCACCTGGCCGCGCAGGTATCCGCGAAACTCCGCCGGCGAGAGCTGCGCCTCGATGGCGTCGATGCACTCGATCTCGCCGGCCTTGTAATGGTTCGGGTTGATGGGGTCGCTCATGTCATCAATTCCACGAGAAGCGCGCAGAACAGCAGGATGCCGATTGCCGCGATGATCGCGTCGCGCAGCAGCCGAAAGAAGGCGTCAAAGTCAGGCGGTCGTTCCATCACCATCCTCCACTGCATCCTCGAGGCGCCCGAGGATCTCGTCAAACTCCTGATCGGAGAGCTGCGCCTTGCCGGCGAGCGCACACCAAACAGGGTCCATGCGGCGCAGTGCGTCGCGGACTTCGGTCAGTAGTTCAAGGTGGGTCATTTGTCCTCCTTCTTAATCCCGTGGAACCGCTCGGCTTCGCGCCAAATGTAGCAGTAGTTCCAAAAGTCGACGGCACCGGAGAGATCAAATGCCGCAAACACTTGCTCCCTCGTCGCAGGCTCCCGCTTGGCGTCCGGCTCCGGTGCGACAAGGGCATATACGCTTCCCGGTTGACCCGGCTCGTTGCTGTCCGTGCAGGGCAGTTCATGGTCACTAGCCCTCGGGCATCGTTTGTTCCCGCAGGTCGGACACACAATCATGTGCGCGACGAGCCACCCGGAGTTGCATTTGTGGCACCAACATTCCTGCGGCTTCGGCTCCGGTGGTGCGGCGTAGAGCGGCGTAATCGAATCATCGCCAGCCGGTGGAGTTTCGTACTCTATCTGCTCACATTCCCCTTCGCTGTTCACATACATCCACGCCACCGGCTCCGGGCGCGGCTCCGCAAGCGCGGCGTCGAGGGCGGCGAGGGCGGCTTTGCAATCGCGCATCACGCAAACATTGTTCGAGCAATCGCGGTAGTGCATCCCATGCTCACACTCCACATCATCGGGCGCAAACTGCGACTCCAACGCCAATTCCAACGCTTTTCGCACTTGCTCGGCGGCGCGGGGCAGGGTGATGTTATCGCTCACGGCTTTACCTCCTTTGGCCCAGAACACTCGCCCGCCCACATCTTGGCGCAGCGGGCATCCACCATGCAGGCGGGGTAGCCGCAGCCGGCACGCTGCCCGCGCAGCCGCTCGAGCTCGGCGCCGTACTCGGCGCACCGCTCCATCAGCTCCTTCACCTTCGCCCGGTACTCGGACTCCGAGTGCGCGCGCGCGAGCCATTCCCTGTCCCAGTCGTCGAGTTCGATGGTCACTCTGAATCCTCCGCGCTGTGCCACTCATTCTGCCGGCGCAGGAACTTGGGCCACTCCAGCGCAGCCGTGAAAGAGCGATCCTCGATGAGCAACTGGTTGGTGGGCTGCGCCGTGTACCGGCCGTTATCGAGCTGCAGGAAGTAGAACTCCTTCGACTGCGACGGCGAGGCGCTGAAGGCATCCCCGACCGGGGCCAATGTGAAGAGGTACATCCCGCGGCGCTCCGACTTGTCCTGCAAGCGCGCGCGGCAGTTCATGCTCTGCAGGAACGGGTATTCGATGGTCGAGAATTGGTACCCGTAGCAGTCCCAGGTTGCGGCCTGTGCCGGCGTCCACGGCTCGTCGACGTCATTGCGAGACGCGAGCTGGTGCAGCGGAACATTGCGGTAGACCGCGCCGCACTCGAGCAGCACGTGGCAGCCGAAGGCGCGGCCAGGGAAACTCGTGAGCCCAAACCAGACCGCCCGCAGCCAGCCGTGGTCGCCGATCGCGTTTGGCTCGACCCAGACATACTGGTGCGTGGGCAGCGGTCCGGCGTGTGTGTGTAGCGTCATAAGGTACCGGCTGTCTGGACGGGGCCGGGCTCCGAAGTGGGTATCGCCAGACTCGAGGGTGGATCAGGCCGCTCTCTTCTTGAGCCTCTCGTTCAGATCGTGCAGCGCCCGCAGGTGCAGGAACGCCGGCCAGGCATCATCGTCCAGGGACGGGTAAAAGTGGTGGCCGAAGTCACCGTTCTCCTTGCTGAACCGCAAAAGGTGATAACCGCCGTCGATCTCGTTCCCGGTGGTCTCCGTATAGGCCTTGGCATACGCCGCCAACTGACACAGCATCTCCGGCCAGACCGAGTTCGAGGTCTTGAAGTCCCCGAGCACGAGCTTGCCGTCGAGGCGGCCGATGAAGTCCAGGGTGCCACCGTACCGGTGCGCCTCGGATATCACCTTCACCTCGCAGTCGATGATCTCGAGCTGCGTGCCCTTGCACCAGAACTCGAAGGCCGAGTACGCCGACGATGCGCGCGCGCGGAACGACACCGGGTCGGTGACGGTCTCGGCGGCGATGCTCTTCTCGAGCACCTCCGTCGGGTTCCCGCCCTTCACCCACGCCTCGCACATGGCGTGCACACACGTCCCGATGGCGAGGATGTCGTTGCCTTCGTACAGACCGCCCGGCGCGTCCCTGCCCTGGCCCTCCAGCAGCCCGTGCTCGCGGCCCTGCTTGTACGCCCAGTTGATGAGCGCCCCGGGGTCCTTAATCTTGAGGACCGTAGTGACCGACGGGATCTTCTTCCCGTCGGCTGCCTTATAACCCTGTCTCGGTGTAGGCACGATCAGAACGCCAGGTCGTCGTCAACGAAGTCCGACGCCGGCACCGCGGGTGCGGCGGCAGGCTTCGGGGCCGCCTTCGGCGCGTCGACGATGCGGGCGGCGATCTTGTCCTGCATCCAGGTCGGGAGCTGCAAAAAAATCGCAGGGTCTGGCGCGTCCGTTGAGTACACCAGCGCCTCGCCCTCCATCACCGGAGCCGGGATTGCCTTCGGCAGCGGCATGATGGACGTAAGGTTGGCATACGTGCGGTCGCCCTTGACGCTGTGCGTTATATTGATGAACGCCGGCTTGCCGCAGATCTTCGAGAGGTCGAACTTCTTGAGCTCCTCCGGCGTGAAGGCCCGGCCGCGCCACGAGGTCAGCAGCGCGTAGAGCGTGGACTTCTCGTTGAGGCTCAGGCCCACCGTGCGGCTGATGACCGCCGGCAGGCTCTTCGTCTCGCCGTCCTTCGTGATCTCGACCCGAATCTCCGGTATCTGGAACCGCAGCACCACCGTGCGCTTCGGCGCAAACTGGCCGCCCGGGGAGGGCTGGACGCCAAGGTCCACCACCATGTCGCAGACCGCTGCATATGCACCCGCCTCGATGGGCTTGCGGGGCTCGAAACTGCCGCCAGGGGCGGCGCTAACGTAAAGGCTCATCACTTCGTCTCCTGTTGTTGTGAATCAACTCTTCGCACTTCGACCACGCCGTCGTGGCCTGTAAAAAGGGAAAGGCCGGAAAACTTGAGCGCCTGCGCCAGCTCGCCGACCGATACGCCAACGAGGCGCGCGCGGGTCGGGGGGCTCACGCCGCCCGGGTACTCAAACTCAATCCGCAGGCCCATCGTCCGCTCCAAGCTCTTGTAGAAGTTGTCGACGGGGGCGCTCATACGAACCACCGCGAATATTTGTGCGGCTGCACGACGCGCGCGCGGATGGTCGGGTGCGGCAACCGCTCGCGGCGGTCGCGTAGGCACGACCACGGCGCGGGGCGGGTCCACATAAAGAGCAGGAGGATGCTGAGCCAGATTGCGCAGACCAATACAAAGGCGACGCAGAAGGCGGTCTCAAGGGGAGTCATGCGGCCACCTGCACCGGCCAGATGCGGCCGTTATACGAGACCTTTGCGACCTCGACCTTGCACTCGCGGTCGGCGTAGACCGTGACGCCGTTGCCAAGGGCACGCGAACCGCCGCCGCCGTTCATCACGAGCGCGTCGCGGTAGTCGTCCCACCACACAGCAACCGCCTCAACCGATTCCGCTTGCTTAACGCTGCGGCCATGCTTGATATAAACCATGATGCGTCTCCTTCTATCGCTTCCGGGCGGCAACATCGCCGCCCGTGGAAAGAATAGTGGCACAGCAGAAAACGGATTACAACCCCTCGGTGTAAAATATTTTCATGCCCCCTTCCGTGGCCTATACCGAAGGTTGTACCATGTCAACATGAGCAGAAAAGTCACGCCGCAGCAGGCGGCTATCATTCACGCCGTGGATAAAGCCGGGGGCCAGTCGGCCCTCGCCAGAGTCCTGCGGATCAGGCCACAGGCCGTCCAGAAGTGGTGCGCGCGCGGCAGCGTCCCGGCGCTGCGGGTACTTGCGGTAGAGGCCGCCACCGGTGTATCACGCAAGGCCCTGCGGCCGGATATCTACCCATGAGCACCCAGTCAATCACCCGCGCCGGTGACTCCGGTCCGGTCATTACCTACACCGTTTGGCCGGATGTGTGGCCGAAAGCTAAGACCGAACACGCCGACGCGCCATGGGTCGAGCTCGTCCGAACCCTCGCCAACCCGCCGGCGTACATGTCGAAGGCCGCCTGCCCGCTGCTCTCGCTTTGCGAGTACGGGGACAACCCGTCCGACAAGGGCTACCTGCGCCACGCCGGGAATGTCGTCCGCGTCTACGGCATCGAGGTGGACTACGACAACGAGTCCGTCACCCCAGAGGAAGGCCAGGCACGGCTGCAGGCCGCCGGGCTCACCTCGGTGATCTATACCTCGGCGTCCTACACCGAGGGCGCACCGCGCTGGCGCGCCATCCTGCCGCTCTCCGAGGCCGCCCTGCCGGCGCAGCGGGCCTACTTCGTCGCGCGCGCCAACCGCGCCTTAGGCGGCATCGCCTCGCGTGAGTCGTTCACCCTCTCCCAGTCCTTCTACTTCGGCCAGGTGCGCGGCGCCCGCTACAAGTTCCTAGAGACCCACGGTCGCTGCGTGGACGAGGCGTCAGACCTTGAGCCGCTGT